TAATATCAAAGAGTTCCTAGTAGGTGTAGCATACGTAGGTTGCTTCATTGGGGTAGGCTATGTTACAATTGAATTAATAACTAAAGCAGTAGGAGGTTAGCATGAGTGCAACAGCATTAGAAGCAATCGGTAAAGTATTCACAAATGAGGTACTAGACATCATACTTAAGGAAGGATTGTTAGACTACTATGACGTAGTGAATTCCTTTCAGAGTGATAGTGGTACACACCCTGACGACTATAAACATAACAAAGTTATACTTAAGGCACTGGCAGTGGTCATATCAGACTTCATGACAGATGGTGAGTACATGGCATGGATGCAGGAGAAAGTAACATGATTAAGTTATACACTGGTACTAACTGCCTCGCATGTAAGGCACTCAAGGTGCGCCTTGCTAAGCTAAACCTAATGGAGTACACTGAGTGTGACACATCTGAGCAAGAGCATAGAGATGCTATCATGGCCTTAGGGTTCCGAAGTATCCCAGTGTTAGTCTTAACCCATGATGATGAGTACATAGATTCCTTGGGTGGTAATGTTCATAGTGATGCAGATTATATGGAGTTCTTCTCATGACTACAAAGAATGATATAACAGGTGACGAGATTAGGAGTAAGCCTAACTCAGATAAATATTCTGATGGGTGGACTGCACTATTCAGTAGTCCTGATATGAATGAGTTAGTTGATGTACCCATTGGGGAAGATACCCGCCCGAAGGATCGTACTAAGCAAGGTGTAAGCCCCCACTGTGTCATAGAGGACTGGGTAGATGGAGAGAAGATATGAGTATAGTATTTGTACCGAAGATAGCATTCAGCTATGCTGCATTGAAGCCTACTGTTGTAACAGCTAAGCCTAAGTCAGAGTCCACTTGGACAGATAAGGATCTCACCTTACTTGTTAATCTCAAGGCTATTGGTATGTCCTACAGGGATATAGGTAAGAAGCTTAACAGGTCACAGGATTCCTGTTCACTTACTATGTCACGGAAGGATCTTAAGTGGGTGTATAAGGACATACGTAGACAGTTGGTTGAGGGGTTGCTGGGGTGATGTATGATAAACAATTGAAGTGTACTATATGAGGTGCAGAAGTTTAGGCAGTGAACCCTCTATTGGGCAAACTATAGAGTTGGGTAGCGACCTACCGCATTCGTAATATGTACGGACACTGCTAAATGACACTACGGAAAGACGTAGCACTTTGTAAGTCCCTCCTAACTTCAGGTTAGGTTTAGGCAGATAAGTCAGATAAAGGATGGAGCCACTCTAGTGGGCGCTATTAAGTTAGCCAACTCACATGAGCCGTCCGAGTGCTGACACCTAATTTAAGTATATAGCTCGGGGTACTGTAAATTATACCAACGAGGGACTACGCGGCTGTACAGAGTTGGCGGTAGTAGGGGAGCAGGGTCGCGTACCTCTCATGTATGTAAGTCAGGCGGTAAGGCATACACCTAATTAAATGGAGTTCCTATGAGTAGAACAAAGAGGAAGGCCAAGACCGGAGGAAAGTCCGTGGATAGTAGTTGCGGAAACAACAAGGGGTGCCCTGTGTGTGAAGGAAACAGAACACATAAGCACAAGAAGAAAGAACCAATTGAAGAGGGGAAGAAGTAATGGTATTTATGGCACTATTTGAAGAAATCATGGAAGGGTTCGATTGCGACCTTAATACTGCAATCCAGTTATATAAAAGGGGTACCGTATGGGAGGATTAAATAAGAACAAGAACGACATCACAGGTGATGAACTTCGGAGTAAGGTCGCCAATACTAAGTTCAGAGATAACTTTGATCGTATCTTTGGTGCTAAGACTCCAATTAAATTAGATGCGTGGGGTGATGAAGTGCCTCTAGGTGAGGACACCCGCCCTAAAGATCGAGTTAAGCAAGGCCTAAGCCCTAGCACTTCTATCGAGGATTGGCCCACAGGCTGCATTGCTAATCAGTGTGATGGTTGTGTACGGGGTACACCTATAATCAACGGCATCCATCGGGATTCTAACGGCGGAATGGTGTGCCAACGAGGCCGTTACGCTACGGTACGGGAGTAAGGATCATGCCAGACATAACGATGTGTACCAATAAGACTTGTCCTCAGAGGGAAGTGTGTTATCGTTTCATAGCTAGGCCGACTAGTGAGAGGCAATCGTATAGCTTCTTCATCTACGTCGAGGGGAAAGGATGCCGACACTTCTGGCCTGTCCTTCCAGAGAAGAAAGCAAGCTAACGTCTCCGTGGGGAAGACTAACTTTAAAGGTGAGGGAATAACATGACCACAGTAATAGTATTAGACTTAGAGACCACCGTTCAGTTCGGGGAAGATAAGAGCAAAGACAATAGCCCTTACAATCCTAAGAACAAGATGGTCTCGTCTCACTGGCGCATGATTGAGGACGGGGTACTTGGCCCTGCCCAACGTGCAATCTACGCACACAACGAAAAGAATGGCATTGATGCTGATTGCAGTGCTCAGATGAAGCATGACCTTAGTCGGGCCGAAGTAATAGTGTGTCACAATGCTAAATTTGACGTGTCCTACTTATTAGAATCTAATTTCAGTATACCAAAAGACGTGTACTGCACTATGATTGGTGAGTACATCTTCGCAAGGGGCCAGAGAGCAGAGTTATCCCTGAAGGCTACAGCTATACGCCGGGATGTAACCCGTAAGAAGTCAGAGCTAGTGGACGACCTATTCAAGTCAGGTACAGGGTTCGAGGCTATGCCCTTGGAGACCGTGATTGAATATGCTGACGCCGATGTTCTATCAACGGCAGAGATCTACCTAGCCCAACAGAAAGATCTTCTAAAAGAGTCGAACAGAGGCTTACTCCCTGTCTTCACTTTAATGAATGAAATGCTGCTGTTCTTAGTAGAGATAGAGCGTAACGGCATAGCCATCGATAAGAAGACGCTACACGCTGTAAGGGACGAGTTTGTCTTAGAGCAGGCACAGTTAGAGAAAGACCTAGATGCTATCGTCTCGGACGTAATGGGTGATACACCTATTAACCTTAACTCTGGTGTGGATATGACAGCGGTTGTTTACTCGCGTACAGTAAAGGATCGTAACTATCACAAGGGTGCATTCAACATAGGGATGAACGCTAGAGGTAAGCCCCTCCCTACCCCTCGTATGAATGCTAGTCAGTTCACTAACACAGTACGGAAGTCTACCCGGCGGGTCATGCGTACCATAGCCCAACATTGTGACATCTGTGCAGGCAGAGGAACCATCCACAAGCGCAAGGTAGATGGGAACATGTACAAGAACCTGTCCAAGTGTGTTACTTGTGAAGGCAGAGGCTATACACTCACTGAGACAGGCCAAGTGGCAGGACTAAAGCTAGTCCCTACCCAAGCATCGGATGCCAGCATCAATGGCTTTAAGACCGACAAAATGACCATACAGAAGCTGATTGCACAGGCAGAGGCTAAGGGTAACCTAAAGGCGATAGAGTTCCTTACAAATACAAGTAGGCTGAATGCGATCAGTACTTACCTAGACTCCTTTATTAAGAACATAGATGCCTCTACCCGAGAGAGTGGTCTACTACACGCCCAGTTCAACCAGTGCATTACTCGTACAGGTAGACTATCCTCCAGCAAGCCTAACTTCCAGAACATACCCAAGGGCCACAAGTTCCCTGTGCGTAGAGCTGTAGTGTCCCGGTTTGAGGGTGGTAGTATCATGGAGGCTGACTTCAGTGGCCTAGAGTTCCGTGTTGCTGGTGAGCTATCTAGATGCCCTACCGTTATTGAACAGGTACTGGGCGGCTTCGATGTACACAAGCAGACAGCAGCTATCATCAACCAGTGCGACGTAGCCGACGTGGACAAGACCATGCGTCAGAATGCTAAGGCCTACACCTTCGCCCCTCTCTATGGCGGCATGGGTGCCAATGAACCACCACACATCCAAGCGTACTTCAACGAGTACTTCAAGATCTACACAGGCCTAGCTAAGTGGCACCGTACTTTAATGGACGGCGTACTTAAAGATGGCTTGGTTAGGATTCCAAGTGGACGTGAGTTCTACTTCCCCGGTACTAGGCGCTTAGGTAATGGCCGAGTGACTAATGCCACAGCTATCGTTAACTACCCGTGTCAGTCCTTTGCTACAGCAGACCTAGTAGTACTATCCTGCATCCGTGCATACAAACGATTCAAGTCAGACAACCTGAAGTCTAGGCTGATCATCACGGTACACGACTCGATTGTAGTTGACGTACATCCTGATGAAGATGAACAGGTTAAGGCGGCCCTATACTGGGCTATGGCTGAGTTGCCTAGCGAAGTTAAAGAACGGTTTGACTATGACCTAGTGTTACCCCTCGACATAGAAATAACGCAGGGAGCTAACTGGATGGATCAGATTGAATTGTGATTGACAAATGACCCCTATTTGATGTACAGTACTAGACCTAACTAAATTACAATGATTGTAATAACTACCGGAGTATAATATGAATGAACTTGCCACTATTAGTAAATCAGAACAGATGGAGATTGCCGCCGCTATGGGTATGGGGGGTGGCTCTGCTGGCGATTCTTCTGATCGATTACCTGAGTTAAAGATCAACTACCAAGAAGAGAATGACCAAGGTCAGGAACTTCCGCGTGGTCAGTTCTTTGTTAAGGGTACCGACGGGGATTCTGTGTTCGCCAAGAAGGTTAACTTCCGTCCACTAAGCCAACTGTTTCAATGGCTGCACTACGACCCTGAAGAGAACAAGGTACGCAACAAGACCTTAATGATCCCGCAGCTTCGCCAAGAAGCCCGTGACATGATGGGTACTATCCGTTGTGGTAAGCCTACCTCGAATGCCCTTAAAGAAATGGATAAGGATACTCAGGCTAAGTATGCCAACATCAAGTGTTTCCGTCAGGTTCGTGGCTTAGTAAGCTACACGGGTAAGAATGCTGAAGGTGAAGAAGTAACGATTGATAACCTACCCGTGGTAATCATGCTCAAGGGTAGTAACTTCAATCCGTTTGAAGACGAGTTCATCAAGAAGATCCCGCGTGGTCGTAAGATGCATGAGTACTGGTTGAACATGTCCTCTACCAAGACCAAAGGTTCTGGTGGTAACGTATGGTGGATCATGAACTTCTCACCAGATTTAAACAATGCTGTAGGTATGGACGATCAGGTTTTTGAAACTGTTAAGGTCATGCACGGTATGGTATCTGCTGAGAACAAGAAGATCCAAGAAGCCTACGATAAAGCGATGTATAGCAACCAGCTATCTGATAGCGCCATGCTTGCCATGAGTACTATCCCGGGTGACTTAGAAGATGATTTAGCTGACGTAGGTTAAGCAAACTCCCTTTTAACACACCAACGAGGTAGACATATGTCTCTTAATATACTGGAAACTCAACTGCACATGGTGCTGGATAAGCTCTCTAATGGGGAGCATGTTGAATTCGAGGAGAAGTGGATTGACGAAGCGGGTGAAATGTTCAAGGACACCATCCGTCGTCAGCTATCTCCTAGGGACAACAACTTCCGTATCCGTATGTCCAACGTGGGTAAGCCACTTTGCCAACTCCAACAGGAGAAAGCAGGGTCACCTAAGTCTAAGAACCCGTACAATAACATTGTCCGCTTTATGCTGGGGGATGCAACTGAAGTATTAGTAGAGTTGTATCTTAAACTAGCTAAAGTAAATGTAACTGGCGGCAAGTCAAAGGTTGAAATGGTAGTAAATGGTACTACTATTAAAGGCGAGAACGACGTTGAAATCGATGATCTAGTGTATGACACTAAGTCCTCTAGTCCATGGGCCTACGATAATAAGTGGAGTCAGGGCTGGAGTGGCATAGCGAAGGATGATGCCTTTGGATACATACCTCAATTACTAGGCTACAGTGATGCGTCGGGACTAGAACCCGGCGGGTGGATCGTTGTTAATAAATCCAGTGGTGAACTTCAGGTTGTTGAAGCCGAGTTCTCTCCCGTGGACAAAGACAACATCCGTGCTACCATCAGCCACAACGTGGACATGATAGCGACTGATGCTCCGTTCAAGAGGTGCTTTAAGCCACAGGACGAATACTTCCGTAAAGTAATGACACCTAACAAGCGACTTGCTATGAATTGCACCTTCTGCAACTTCACGAATAGCTGCTGGCCTGATGCCAAGTACCGCCCTCAGACGGGTAGTAAGGCAGTAAGCCCTAGGTATTATTGGTATGCGGAGTACGAAGACTAATGGCCTATGGAAACATACGACGTAGGGCTATAGCTAACGGATACAGATCAGGACTAGAAGAAGACATTGCACTCCAGCTTACTTTGGCTGGGGTAGAGGCTGAGTATGAGCCTTTCCGCATCCCCTTCACAGTTCCTGAAACCCACAGGCATTATACGCCCGACTACGTTTTACCGAACGGAATAGTGATTGAGTCCAAAGGGCGTCTCACTTCAGATGATCGAAAGAAGCACCTTTACCTAAAGTCCCAATACGGGACTGCATTAGATCTTAGGTTTGTGTTCAGCAATCCTCGTAGCAAATTACTCAAGGGGAGCAAGACTACCTACGGGGATTGGTGTACCAAGAATGGTTTTCTATTTGCCACCAAGGAAATACCTGACGAGTGGATTAAAGAAAAGCCTAGAAAGGTTTCTGTTAATTTACTTTGTAAACTACGGGGAACGTAATGGTAGAAGACGACAACTTTATTGGTGCGTACATTGAACTATCTCTTAGTAAGAAGGTCGGAGGCTTGGACATCTATTGTGGGTGGGACTTGCCTAACGACCTCGACCCTGAACTAATAGAAACCTTTAAGAACCTTGCTGCTGGCATCTTCGGACTACTGTCTTGTGAAGACGCGGGAGTTGCCCACATAGGTAAACTTGTAAGGGCGGCACCGGGCTTCGATGATTACATGGAACCCGGCGCAGACTCAGACGTGAAGTTCACACCAGACGAGGATCTACTGGCTACCCTAGGTAAGGTAGGAGCCATAGACCTAAGTAAGTTTAACCCTACGAGGAAACACTAATGAAAGGTGTCTTAATAGGGTTGTGTGGTGCTAAGGGTTCAGGTAAGACCTTCATAGCTGAGAACATGAGAGACCACCATGGGGCGACTATTCTTCGCTTTGCGGATACTCTTAAAGACATGATGCGTGTGATGGGTTTTACTGAAGCCCATCTAACAGGGGATCAAAAGGAAACGCCTAGCGAAGTCCTTAAAGGTAAGACCCCCCGATACGCCATGCAAACACTAGGGACAGAGTGGGGCCGTCAGATGCTTCATGATACTATCTGGGTAGACATCCTTGTAGCTAAGTCCAAACAAGTTCAGGGCATGGTCGTGGTTGACGATGTTCGGTTCCCCAATGAAGTAGAAGCAATTCACAATAACGGTGGTATTGTTGTGTGGGTAGATAGAGAGTCTATTTATGAGGAAGGTGACATACACCCCTCAGAGACTTCTATTCAAGCGGATCACTGTGATGTCATAATGGACAATACAGGGGCTATCTCTGATGTCTGCATTAACTTAGAAGGCTGGGCACAGCTACAAAAGAAATTAAATTAATTAATCAGGATATATAATAATGGATCAGTATCAACAATTTATACATAAAAGTAGATATGCGCGATGGATGCCTGAAGAGAAACGCCGTGAGACGTGGGAAGAGACCGTACAGAGATACGTCTCCTTCTGGATTAACCGAGGCCAGTTAGATGAAACTACAGCAGGCGAGTTATACTCCGCTATCCATGACTTAGAAGTAATGCCTTCTATGCGTTGCATGATGACAGCAGGTGCTGCCCTAGACAAAGATAACATGGCTGGATTCAATTGTAGTTACTTACACATTGATTCACCCCGTAGCTTTGACGAGCTAATGTACGTTCTTATGTGTGGCACTGGTGTAGGCTTCAGTGTAGAGCGTAACTTCATCAGCAAGCTGCCTGAGATTTCAGAGAGCCTTACCCACACAGATAGTGTGATTGTAGTACGCGATAGCAAGATTGGATGGGCCTCCGCCTTCCGTGAGTTAATCGCTATGCTCTATGCAGGCAACATCCCTAAGTGGGATACCAGCCGTATCCGGAGTGCAGGTGAACGTCTTAAAACCTTTGGTGGTCGAGCCAGTGGCCCAGAGCCTTTGATTGATCTGTTTAACTTCTGTATTGAGTTATTCATCCGGGCAAAGGGCCGTAAGCTAACCAGTATCGAATGCCATGATATTGTATGTAAGATTGCAGATATCGTAGTTGTTGGTGGTGTTAGACGCTCTGCCCTTATCAGCCTATCTAATCTATCTGACCAACGTATGGCTAAGGCCAAGTCAGGTGAATGGTGGCGTACTGAAGGACAACGTGCTTTAGCTAACAACAGTGTGGCATATACAGAGAAGCCTGACTTCCAATCGTTCTTGAATGAAATGCAGACCATGTATGAATCCAAGGCAGGTGAGCGTGGTATCTTTAGCCGCATTGCTGCTCAGAAGA